AAACTCATCGCCTGAGAGGATACCACGGTTGAAACCCTGCGAGAGCTGGATCAACGCAGCCGACGCTTCGACCGCGGTCGCGCCCGAAACCTGAGCCGCTTGGTTGACCGCGGTGATCGCGGTGAGAACATCTTCCTGACTCGCTCCCAGGTTGATCGTTGCGAGCCGAAACCGCTGATAGAGTTGAGCGGTCGTCTCGATCGGCGTGCGGGTATCGTTTGCGATCTGGAACAACCGGGCCTGGACGACCGCCAGCTCCTCAGCCGAGTCGGTCGTCACGCGCAGCCGATTCGTCAGGGTCGTATACGAGTCAGCGAGCTCAACGACCTGACGAACCCCGACCGCGAGACCCAGGCCCGCCAGGGCGCCAGTCAGTAAGCGCAGCCCGACGGCCGCGCGACTCGCCGACGCCCCGATCGACGCGATTCCGCGCTGAGCGGCCGCGACCCCGGTAGTCCGGATGATAATGTCGATGATCTCGGTCGCCACGCCCTACCTCAGCAACCGCAGGCCCCGAATCGAGAGGATACTCGTCTCGATCGCCTGCTGAACGTACCCCGCCGGGGCCTGCCGTGACCACCCCTCGTTCAGGGCGCCGATGTACGGCAGGTTGTTCGACAAGTAGAGAACATCCGGCGCGCGAAACGCGGCACCGACTTGCTGGCCTTCGACCAAAGACGAGGTCCCACTCGGGTCGATCGCGTCGCCCGCCCCCGCGACCGGGTACCCGACCTGCTCGCGGCGCGCCGTGTTCAACCCCGTGAGCCAGTTAGATCGCGCTCGCCCCGTGTCGACGGGCGTCGCCGGAACGATCGCGGTCAGTAGCGCGAGGTGAAGTTGACGCACGAGGCTATTCGCGTTCGTTCCGACCTGGCTAGCCAGGATCCGAAACCGCGTCTCCACCGCCGGACCGAGAACTGCCATCAGACTCCCCCGTGAAGATCGCGTGGTCATACGCACGTTGCATGACCTGTTCGAGAACAAACGGATGTGCGAGAAGAAACGCCTCGACGCCGTCGGGGTCGACTGGCTCGGGTCGCGACCATCCGACGACGAGCGCAGTCGCTGCGGCGTGAGCGAGAACGTACGAAGCCGTCTCATCCGAGAGCTTCCCGGCTGCGTAGGCGAGTCGGTATGGCTGCCACGTCTGAGCGAGTACGACCGCCCACGCCGGATTCCACGCCGGTAGGGCCGGCCTGATCTCGATCCACATCTCCTCGAAGTGAAGTCGTGCTGTCTTGTACTTCGGACTACTCACCGGCAGCCATCTGGCGGTGAAGCTCGTCGAGCACCCCGCCGAGCTGACGCATCGTCTCGGACCCGCCGCGGCTGGTCTTCGTCTTCGACAACGCCTTGAGAGCCTTATCCTTACCCGTGAGAGCCGTCACGATCGCGGCAGCAGTCGCGTACCCCGTATTGACGAGCGCGACGCGCTGACGGTCGACGGCGAGCTCCACGAAGAGGTTCAGCTCCTCGATCGTGTAGTCACGAACCCGATCCGCGTCGTGGCCGGCCGCGATCAGGAACTCAAGGGCTTCGGCGATTCGACGGTCGGTTGAGGCTGCGCTCTCGACGCGGACAGCGCGCGTTGCCCGAGGAGGACCGGATCGACCCCCGCGAGCGTGAGGAGTTTTCCCGCGGCTCCTTCGACCGGCCCCCCGTCGACCCGTCGAATGATGCAGACGTTGATGACGGCGTCGGCGAGGGTAAACAGATCTTCGTAACTGAGCTCGTCCATCTGCTCAGTTGAAAATCCGACGCTAGCCCGAACGACGTCGTACACTTCGTCCTGCGCCTCCTGGACCAGCGCGGCGAGATCGGACGCGGCAAAACCACGCAGACGCTTGAACAACGCAGCGACCCGCGGCGCGAGGCGGCGCCCGGTCGCCATGCCCCAGGGCTTGACGAAGACCGTACGTCCACCCATCAGGCGAACTTCGCGGCCTGCGAACAGGACCTGAGACGTCGGGGTCTCGGGGTAGAGCTCGTCGGTCAGGGGGAACCTCCGAGCCGGTTGGCCTACGGCGAAACCGGCGTCTCCGGGTACGTGCTCCAGAGACCGAACGGCTGGGTACCACCCGCGTTCAGGATCCGGAGGGCGAGGTTGCCGGTCGCGAAGCCATCCGCCGACCACGCGAAGTCGTCGTCGGTGATCCGGATCTGGACCGACGGCACCTCCCAGATGAAGTTGATGCCGAGGTCAGTCAGCTGCTTGATGCGGGCGCGACCCGCGAAGGTGAGCTGAGTGAAGGGCCGCAGATCGACCCGGGTGATGTTCGTGTACGAGTAGTCGACGTCGATCGGCTGGCCGGCGCGGAACCGCGTGTTGAGGAGGAACCGAATCCCACCCTGGTAGTTGTCGAGCGTGTAGTCCGTGTTCAGGATGAAGTCAGCGAAGAGGAACGACGGCGTGTAGTTGGCGACGATCGCCGCCCCGAGCGCCGGTGCCTCACCGACCGGGAAGGTGAGCTCCCCGGACGTCGCCGACGCGCCCACGATGACGCCGATCTGACCCGCGGCCGGCGCCGCGCCCGCGACCGTCGGCCGCGCGATGCCCGCGACCGTGATCGAGGTCACGTCGCCGATCACCTTGACGGCCCAGTCGAGCTCGAAGGTGCCCTGGACCTCACCGAAGGTACCGCCCTGGCCGGTTCCCACGTTCTCGTTCACGATCGCCGCCGAGTTCAGACCGGTGACGGAGATGATCCGCCCGCGCTGGAGCGGGGCGAAGCGGTCCGACGCGAGGACCGTCACGCGCTCGTTCACGATGGCGACGGTCGCGCTCGACACCGTGGTCTGGTCCGCCGACCCCAGGAAGAGGCGCAGGTTGTCGGGGTCGAACTTGAACATGGCGAGCTGCATCGTGATGTCGAGCGACGACACCTCTTCGCGGTCCGTCACCTGGACGCCCGACCGCGAGTCGATGAGCTGGATGGTCTCGATCGCCTTCTCGAGCGCGGCCGTCTCGACGATCCCGAGCTGCCGGTACGAGTCGTAGCCGCCACCCGTGAGAGCGGGGCTGAACTCGACGAACGGCATCCCAATGAAGACGTTCGCCTTGGTGAGCAGATCGACCGGTCGTGCCTCGATGGCCATGGAGCGCTGTCTCCCTTCGTCGCGTTACACCAGGTCTTCACCGACCCGGAGGATGACGCGAAACGTCTGCGTGAACCGCCACCGACCGCCCGCCGGGGCCGCGTCTCGTCCGAGCGGGGCGAGAGGCGCGGTCGCTTCGACGAGGGCCACGAGAACCCCGCCCAGGAGCCCCTGGCTCCGATGCAACTCAAGGAATACCGCGTGGGCCCGGGCGAGGCCAGCTGCGTAACTGGGATCCCGGACCCGAACAGTCACCAAGTTCTCCTGGCCCACGCCCGCAGTATCAGGGCACCGGCCGCCTACCAGGTCGAGAACGGCGATGATCGCGTCGGGGGCCGGCGGCTCCTCGGCTGCGAAGATCGTCTTCGTCTGCCCGACGGTCGGCGAGTAGATCCCGTGACTGTTCGCCTCGAGAAACTCGGCGATCCCCTCGATCAGGCTGACCGGCATCGGCTACGCCCCCGCGATCCGCAGGCGCCAGTGCTGGATCACCTGGGTCGGCGCGCCTTCAACATCCGCCTGGACCACCTCACCGCGGGTATGAGTTCGCCCCACCTGGTCGACCCAGGAGATGAGGTCGCCCGGAATCCACGCCGCGAGGAACTCGAGGTCGACGAACAACTCAGCCGACAACACGATCTCGCGCTGATCGGGTAAGCGGAAGAGACGATCGGTCGGCTCGTACACGCAGTCGAGCGCCGTTCCGGCGCCGGTGTAGACGATCGTCGTCGCCGCGATGTCCCCGCCGATCCCCGAGCGGTCAACCCGCTCGACGAGGGTGAGACGCGCGTTGAACAGCGTCGACGGGACCGCCACGCCTACACCCGGTTGATCGGCATCGCACCGCCCGCGATCCGCATCAACGGCCGGAGCTTCAGCAGCGAGAGCCGGACGAGAGGAAAGTCAGTCGAGACGCCGTCGGTCCACGTGTCGATCTCGACGCGACCCGCGACCTCCCGGCGCCGGAACGTCCGCGTGGCATCCGACGCCGGGAACAACGTGCCTTCCGTGAGAGCGACGAGCGCGATCTCGCACGTCGCCTGCTGAACCGCGATCGGCACCGAGTCGGGGTCGATCTCGCGGCCGGTATCTTCGTCGTACGCGTACACGCGCGGCCACGCGAGCGCCTGGGGGTCGGTCCCGTCATAGCCAGCGTTCTTCGGCTCACCGTAGAAGTTCGCGCCCATCGTGACGTCGATGTACTCGGTCGCCTTGATGAGCGCGGCTTCCTTATCCGCGACGCCACCGGTCCACGCCGTCTGACGACGTCCCGCGTGATAGGCGTTCGCGAACGCGACGCTCACGTAGGAGGTCGCGGTCGCGAGACCTGCCCCGGTTTCGACGACGAACGCCACGGCCTACGCCGGGAACGACGGCACGAGAGGGGCGTGGAACTTCGCCTGCTGCGTTCCGAGGAAGGCGTTCACCGCGGCGACGACCACCGGGCTCGGATCGCCGCCGGCCGCGATGAAGTCAGCCACCATCTGGTCGAGCTGCTTCACCTCGGGGAAGGTGAGCTGGATCCGACCGTTGATGTAGGCCATCAGCAGCTCGAGGAGCTTCAGCGCGATCGGCGCGGCGCCGATGAGGAGAGGTGCGGCCACGATCTAGTCCTCCACCAGCTCGAGGTACCCGAGCCGAATCAGGTCTGCGCGAATCAGCGAGAGAGCCGCGTAGGCCAGGTTGAGGTTGATGGCCATCGTGTCGGTCATCCCCGCGTTGATGGCGTCGCCGGCCGCCGTCTCGTAGCGGGTGACGTCGAGATCCAGCGCTTGGAGTCGCTCCACGATGACCGGATCCGGTGCCATGCTGGTCCGGTAAGAGTTCGCATACACGAGGATCTTAGCGTGCTCGAGCTTGAACGCCGTCAGCTTGCCGAGTGGCGTCGGCGCCTGGTGGATCCGCTCCGGGTGGAGCCCGGTCGCCGTGAAGCACCCGGTGGTCGCGACCGGCGCGGCGCCCGCGAATGCCAGGAGAACCGCGAAGACGACCCCGCACTTCTTCCAGCCCTTCTTCTTGCGTGCCATGGGATCTCCTTACTTGGTGATGTCTTGCTCGACCGTCCACGTCCCCTTCAGGATGGTGCGGATCGCCAGCGTCGCGTTCGTCCACTGGACGTCGAAGTAGTAGTCAGCCGGGACCTGATCGGCGTTCAACGTCGTGGGCGTAAACTCGACGACGCCGTTGGCCGGCGCCCCCACGATCACGCCCGCGATCTGGAAGATCTGAGTCGAGATGTCCGGCGGGTCCGAGAGGGAGTTCACCGTGAACAAGAACGTCGACCCCGTGATGTCGATCGGCAGGTCGTTCGCCGTGAGCGTCAGGCGGAAGGGGAACGTGTCGCCCCGAACCCGGCAGAACGTGTATTCGGGAACGCAGGCCACGCTACGCCTCCAACACGATCGCGACCGGGGTCACCTCGACTGCGACCGCGACCGGTCCCACGCTGACTGCGACCGCCTGCGACTCTACCGCAACGGCGAGGTCCCCGACCACAACGCCCGTTCCACCGTCACCCGACTGGTAGAACCCCACGTTGGGGATCGGAAGACTCATACCGGGTCCCGGTCCGCGATGATCCGCGTCGCGTCGTCCAGCGGATTGTTGGTGACCGTGATCGCCGCGTTTGCCTGGTCCTTCAAGTTGAACGTGCGCAGGACCGACGTCTCGTTCTCGTCGAACAACTCGAGCGTCCACTGGACCGGGTTCGACGTGTTCAGGCGGACCCGACCCGCGGCAGCCGCGAGGAGCCACCGCTGCGTCTCGCCGAACGACCCGGCGGCGACGTGACCGGCGCGC